GTCTTCCCTGTTTGCTCCGTAGCAGATAGACCTACCATACTCAAGAGTGAAAGTGCTAAAATCAGTAGAACAATATCAACAGCTCTATGGATTATTGTCCAAAGCACATCACACCCGCCCTAGCCTTGTTTAAGGCAAACTCTTTTTAAAGTAAAGATCAAGTCTTTGTAGGATATCCTGTTTATCTGAGGCTGACCTTGAAATGAGTTCGTTAATACGAGCATCCAAATTCTTATTGATCCTCTGCTCAACAGCGGAGAGGTCTTCCTTGCTCACCTTATCCATCTGGATATCAAGGACTCTGGTTTCAAGAGCTTTAAAGTCTGCTTGCTGCCCTTGATAAATCATAAACAGGATAGTAACGAACAGGCTAATCAACCCAAGCGCCAATCTCTCCCACAAATTACTGATCTTTGTGTTAGCGTCATTTAGACTCATCTTTGACAGTGCCCTTATAAATAAGCAACTTTTCTTGTTTGTTCTTCTTGATCTTCTCTATTTGAAGTTTGTATAATCCGATACACTCAACATTGCTACGATACCCTTGAGCCAGTTCAATAAGACTTTCTCCGGCAGGAGTTGCCTTACAAGGATGGATCAACAGACTATCTGGCGGTGCAATTAGAATGTTCTGGCTCGACGTTGCAATAAGCCTCTCTGAGCAAGCTGACAAGCTCAGGGCTGAGAAGAGCACTATTGGGAATAACATTAGTTTCATTGTTGATATTCTCTTTTTGTGTAGGAGGAGTTAGATACAAAGACTTACTCTTAGAAAGCTTGTCAAGCCTCTCTTTGAGGTCATCCATTTTATCTTGAAGCTCCTTCTTCTCAGACGTTAGTTCTACAATGGCAACGTCATCCGACTTGCAAGATAGTTCCTGTTGTTTCAAGGAGTTTTGAAGGTTTAGATTAGCGTTTGCACAATTGCTTAAGTCCCGCTCAGCTACAGATAGATCGCCTTTTAAACTGTAAGAATAATAAGCAAACAATCCTGTTGACGCTAAGAAAACAAGGTTGCTTACAAACAAAACTTTGATGAGCGGGGAGGAGAGGAATTTAAACATCTTTGTCTTCCTCTGGAATCTCTGATTCCTCCCAGAACATCTTTCCATCATTCTTAAGGTCTTGGTCAATAAACTTACCGACCATCCCTATTAAAGCAAAAATGGAGGCTGTTATTAGCAGCCCCCAGAACGACATATAACCAGACACAACACCAAGGATAGCTAAGCCACCCCAAGAGAGTGTGGAAAGGATAATTGCAAGCAGAGAAAGAAAGGAATAAGATTTAAGTTGGGCCTTCCAATCACTTATGATCTTCATTAATCAAACCCCTTTCCTTGACTCCTTCCAGACACATCTCTCTTTCAGCGGCACGCCTTTTAACAAGTCCGTTCAGTTTCTTACCACCCGCATAAACCCACTTATCAAGCTCTTTACAAGCAGCTTCAAATTCCTTTTGATTGAGTTTCTTGAGAAGCGTGGATTTACTGAACGCACCAACACCAAGATTGTATGTGAAAGAGAGGTAAGCTGCATGTTCTTTATCAGTCAGGGGTACGCGAATGTACCTCATCATCTGCTTGTCATGTTTTACCAAATCTTCTGCAAGTTGGTTCAAACACTGTTCGTCTGTGAACACTTGTCCTTTTTTAAGCTCCGGTCCAGTGTGCCCATAGCAGCTAGTTAAAATACCTACAGGATCAACATAAGCTTTGTTTTCTTTCCCCTCCCAAGGAGCGACTAGATATGCTCCTGAGAGAGCTACGGCCCCTCCTAGGCCGTATGCTGCGAGTTTTTTATACAGAGATTTCATATCAGCTAATCTGCGTCAGTCTTAGGTCGGTTGACAGGTATTGTACCCTATTGGCTTCACCTGTTACATACATCTCCCACTTTTTAGAGTTAGCCCCATTAGCTGCAACCGAGTAGGTAATTGACAGTGCAGCAGGGTTTCTCTCAAACAAAGTTGTTCTGGAGGTAACCCCCGTAGTCCCACCACTAACACCGGGATACTCGGCATACCCATTGGCCAACCAGTAACTAGCCCGGTATGGGTCAACGCCACCGGAGCTTACTCCGGGCCGTCTGGCATAGGTTCGTTCTTCAATGAAATACCCATCAAGGGCGCTTGTTGCTGCACGCAGGTACAAGTTAGCAACCAACACCGGCGTTGGAGTAGCTTCGGCGGGCATTTCAGCATAAATACCAATAATCTCTACCCGAGCACCAGAAACATCGCCCGGAATTTTAGACCTTTGCACCTTGAGCATGTCACAAGGTACGAGACCGTTTATCAGGATTGGTTGCTGCCTACGACCATTGGGTTCAATAATCATCTCTGGGAATTGATAAAAATCCAATACCCTGTCAACTGAACCCTCTCTGTTTGCAACAGTGATATAAATATCGAAAGATGTATTATTATCACTTATCTTAACAGAGGCTAGACGACTTACATTATCTAGGTGAACGAACGGCTGCGCCTCTGCCCCCCGATTATTAGTAATAACCAATCCATTACAATTACCTGTAGCATGTATGGTGATCTGTTCAAGGTAATTATCATCAAAAGATACTGCATAAGCCCCATCTTCCACCTCAATCTTACCATTCTCGATGGTGCATTGATGGAAGCTGTTCTTTACAGATTCAAGACCGTTGTCGTTATTCAGGCGAATTGCAACACCAGATGCCCCACCCCCATGAATATAACAACCTTGGAAGTAATTAGCATTATGGCTACACCATACTGTAGCATTTGTACAAATTACTCCGTTTGGATTTACTGGGAAAATACAGCCCGTGTGAAGGTTAATCAGTCCTGTGGCGTGGTAGTTTGTTTCTACATGATTTACCGACCTAACCTTATCCAACGAGCCGTAGGCCGATGCGTTACGGAAATATGTGGCTTTACCGTCACCATCTACCGTTAGCTCCCTCAGGCTTTGGTAGAAGGATGCGGTAGAACCACCAGTGCGCGCCATTACTAAGCTTGGCTGGCCGGTCACAGTAGCTTTCAGGGTTGTATTATAGATACCAGCCCCCTCAAGGACAAATCCTCTGAAACCCGGCTCTATGTTTATTGGGTTATCAAACAGGAATGTACCGGCAGGAAGCTTAATTCTTTTCTGCCCAGAAGATAACGCTGTTGTTAACTTGACTGTGATGTTCTCACCATCAACTGCGGGGAGGAAAAAGCTGGTGGCTGCCTCAAGGGAGTCTAGACTATCCTCAAGAGTTCCCCCTCCGCGCCCTACAAGGGTAGTCCCCGCGGAACTTGCAAAATCCTGAACAAGACTCTCAATTTCAGTGTCAGTATATTGAGATAATTGGGAGGATTGAATGTCTAATTGCTCTGGGGTGGCGAATGCGCTGACATCAGAAAAAGCAGCAGACCCCAGAGAAGAAAGTGTTAGCTCAATTTGCGCTACATCTTCAGAAAGCTCTGTATTAGTATCTAGCTTCAATAAAGAACTACCATCAAACTGCCACATTTCCCCCGTAGTACGAATTGTAATGATAAACCACTTAGGGGTGGGGCTTGAATACCACGTAGTACCTACTGCAAAATAAAGCCGGTTGTCGGTTGTAAGGAAATATGACTGACCGTTAACCACGGAAGATGGGAGTGTTGCCACAATCCCATCAACATTACGATCAAAAAGGTAGGAGAATTTCAGGAAGTTTTCGTCCACCCCTGTGTTCCAACCGGCTTCACCGACATCCCACCCATACTTACCTTCTAAAAATGGGGCTACTCTTTGAGTCATGTTATAAACCTTACTAATTATATGCCGATTGCAATTATTGAGACGTTGTAACCCGAAGGGCCCTCCACACGGAACTGTGATGTTGTAAGAAGATCAACCCTCATTGCAGTAGAAGCAACGGTGCTACCGGATAACAATCTATCTCCAATCCCCCATGCAAAAACTTGACTGGTAAATGGTGTCGGCCAAAGTGTATCTACATTACAGTTGACCAAATCTAGCCACTGGATTGTAAGACCGCCCGGAAGTTTTTGATAGCCTTTGGCCGCCAAGAGGGAATTACTACCCCTGAAAGCATCCGCTAACCGAAGTGCAGATAGTAGTACAGTGTTACTGACCTGAGCCTGTGCTTGAGCTGCTGATGCTACAGTAGTTTTCCCGTCGACTTCAGTTTTACTATATGTCTCAGATTTCGCGTAGACATTTAGATTAGTACGTGCGTCTGCTGTGTTAGTAAGATCACCAAGATTCTGATCTTTAGCTAAAAAGTCAGCATCAACTTCAGACTTGGTGTAGAAATCACCAGCCGCTGCAAAAGCAATGTCCCAATATGTATTAAGCGTATCTAATTCGGGGTTTTGCCCGAAGTGAGTTACTTTTGCACGGTAAATGGTCCCGTTAGTTGCACCTTGAGCATAGCTGGTGTCTGCTTGGTATTCAGTTTCAGCGTCCCATACGGCAATACCGTGTTGGTTGATGTGTGCAATTGCTTGGTCTTGCTTATTCTGAATGTAATTTTCCCACTGACGCGGAGGGACTTCTACACCCCAGCCAGTTTGGTACTTAATATCACCCGGATCAAGAATGTCACCGCCAGAAGCCCACAAAAGATTAAGCTTACCGGGTTTTGAAATGTTAGCCA